TTGCTGTAGTCGCCCGACGCGGCCAACTTGCTGTAGTCGCCCGACGCGGCCAACTGGCTGGAGTAGCCCGACGCGGCCAACTTGCTGTAGTCGCCCGACGCGGCCAACTTGCTGGAGTCGCCCGACGCGGCATCGACAGGCTTAGATGCAAAGTTGCATGCCGCCTTGATGTAATTGATTGATGCGGCGATGAAATCAGGCAGTTTCAACTCGGCTTCAATCATCACCGATGCGGCTGCAATCTTGTTGCCGTCACGGCTGATCTGACCGGACGCTTTGACGATGGCAAAACGAGAATCCAGCGGGTAGTAATCCAGAACATCAAGCGGGTTTTCGCAAGCATGAAAACCCGCATCACAAACTTTCACTTCGCCTTCATGCTCATAGGCCTTTCCAACCTCGAACTGGAAGCCGCGACATTGCATGTTTTGGTCGAAGCCCTTGTAGGCAATAATCGTTTTTTGATTTGGCTTATCCAAATCTTCTGCGAAAGGATTGATTTTTTCCACTTTTGTCATGCTTAACTCCTGTTGTTTGATGGCTCAACTGTAACACAAGAAAAGCCCATGCACAAGTTTTTTTATTAGGATAAACCCTAGTGACTTTTTCTTTTTTACGTGTTACATTAGCGCCCATGAATGCACAACCTTCTGAAGTCGGCTCCGTCCGGTTGAAAAATGGGCACTTGGCAAAACTGCGAGCTGTAATGAAGGCTCGGGGGCGCGAGTGGTTTGAACGCTGGATTCTCAAAGAATACGCAAAGGTGAAAAATGAAAACCCAACTTGAACGACTTGGCAAACTGCTACAACGCAAGCGCGGCGCTACAAGCGTTGATATTTGCGAGGCGTTGCCCAGCGTATGCCCGCACAAGCGCCTTGCCGATTTGAAGGCTCGGGGCTGGACAATCACGAAAAAACGCAGCGAAAAGCTGCTGGTTTACTTTGGCAGACCGCCCGAAATCGGTTAGAATTTACCCGTGAACCTTTAGATATAGCCATGTACAAGATGGTTACGCTAAAGGTTTAAGACTCCCCTAGTGGCCCCGTTACTTGTACTAACGGCAAGCCCTAGGGGATTTTTATTGGAGAATTGCATGTCTTTGAATCTAAATATTGAGTACAAAACAACTGTTGAAGGTGATGGCCAAGGGTTTATTTGCATTACTCAGATAGACGAACACGGCGAAACACGTGCCGTATATCTCAGCACCCATCAATTTGAAATAATTGTTGAAGAGAAAGAGCATCTTGTTCTAGAAGCCCTTGGGGTGGAGTGATGCACTACTACAAACGCAACATTGGCAATTACGCCAAGCGTACTAGCAGGCTCACTCTTTTGCAGCACGGCGTTTACACGCTTTTGCTTGATGCTTGTTATGACCGTGAGGCCTTCCCAACCGAGGAGCAGGCGGTTCAATGGCTTTGGGCAAGCGGCGCCGAGGAAGTTGAAGCCATAAAATTTGTCTTGAATCGGTACTTTATTAAGTCAGCCGATGGGACATTTACACATGATGATGTGCTTGCAGATTTGCTTGAATATCACGCAATGGCAGACAGAAACAAGCAAATAGCCATTGATAGAGAAACGAAGCGTAAGCAATTAAGCACGAGTCGTGCACATAGCGTTAACGCATTGTCACGAGATATGCACGACTCGCCACCTAACCAAGAACCATTAACCAAGAACCATAAACCAAGAACCATTAACCATAAACCAATAAAAGAGGAGAAGCCACGCGCAAGCGCGACACCATCACTCAAGCCCCAAGATGTTGACGAACAGGTTTGGGCAGACTGGGTAAAACTCAGGAAAGAGAAAAAAGCCGCGATTACAAAAACCGCTCTTGATGGCATTGAACGCGAGGCTGAAAAGGCTGGTATTGGAATGGAGGATGCATTGAAGGCTTGTTGTGAGTTTGGATGGCAAGGTTTTAACGCAGGGTGGTATGCGCAGCGTAAACCCGCTGGACAAGCACCAAGCTTAAACAAGCAAGAGGCGCTAGAAGCGCGAAATCGTAAGGTTGCCGACGAATGGGCAAGGGGGTCACATGCGCCAACATGAACGGGCAGAGTTTGCCCAACTGATAACCGATGCACTGGCCTACTACCGCCAAGACGCATCAAAATTCACTCTCGATTTGTGGTGGCAAGCGTGCCAAGGCTTTGACCTTGACCAAGTAAGCCAAGCCCTCACGAAACACGCTATGGACGCAGATCGGGGGCAATTTTCGCCAAAGGTTGCGGACATTGTGCGGGCTTTGGCTGGAACAACAACAGACCGCGCGGCGCTGGCATGGGGAAAGGTGCTAGAGGCCATGAGTTCCGTTGGGGCTTACACAGACGTGGTTTTTGATGACCCTGCAATTCATGCGGCGATTGACGATATGGGGGGCTGGCCAAAGATTTGCCGTGGCGAAACAAAAGACCTGAGCTACCTACAGCACAGGTTTTGCGAAGCGCACAAGGCTTATGTAAACCGTGGCAGCTTTGAATATCCGCGAGTGATGATTGGCGACCGTAGCCCAGACAGCGACTATGAACGAAAGGGATTGCCAGTGCCTAAGCCTTCAGTCGTGGGCGAAGTAGACCGGGCGCGGCTTGTGTGCAAAGGCGGCGCGACTGGTGGCAAAACTGCAATTGGCAAATTGAGCCTTGCGGACATGGTTAAAACACAACTCTTGGAAAACAAATGAGAACCGAAACACTTTTAAAGCTACTGGCAATCGGCCAGATGCAAGCATGGGAAATTTTTGATGCGATGGGCGGTACATGGGAAAGCGTAAACGAAGCCCTACAAGACGCGATAGAGCGCGATCTAGTGACGTGGCGTAACGCTTGCGGCGGGCGGTTTTTTATGGTGAAGGCATGACATGCACAGACTGCACGAATCACCAAGAGAACGAATATTACGAGTGTCACAGTCTTGGCTGCGCACATTGTGCGGCGAGGGCTTTGACGCGAATCACCGAATGGGCAAAAAAGCCCCGCAACACCGAGCCAATGCGCCTACGCTGGGCGCAAACCATCAAGCAATGGACAGAGTGGGGGCACGACAAAGAATTGATCTTGCGCCTGTACAAAACAGGGGAAATACATGAGACAGCCAAACCTAACGCTAAAGGAGCGCCAAGTACTCGCGCTAATCTGCTCCGGTGACTATCACAAGACCGTGGCGCAAAAGATGGGCATAACGCACAAGCAAGTCGAATACATCGTGGAGAAAGTCGTTAAAAAGCTGGACGGAAAAGGCAAATCATCCGCATGGCTAGGTGTGCAAGCATTGCGCTTGCGTTTGGTTTCGTAGTGTGTTACGATGGATGCATAAATAGGAGTAAATGATGTACTACGTGAAAGCTGGGAAACGATATGTTGAAGCAAATCCGTTCAACGATCTGAATTTCAATATCGCCATCATGGGCGCTGTGCGATACGGTCTTGGACGGGCAAGCTATGCGCCCGGCGCGATTATGGATTTTTGCCGCGCGAACTGGCAGAGCTTTGCCACAGGAACGCGGCACGTCATGATGCGCGACGTAATGGAGTGGCTTGGCGAACGCCACGAGTGGAAAAAGATTGATGGTTTTGATTCTGCGTACCCCGAAGCTTGGCGGGGGTTTTTGCAGTGGTGTTTTTTGCAAGACCACGAAGAGGCAAAGGCTGCGGCGCAAGCGTGCGTTTGGCAGCGTGACCGGCTGCAAGGTGTGGATGAATTTTTCGAGGTGCTGGATTGCGCGAAAAGTGCAGAAAATGCGGATGGAGTACGACATGACCTACCCTGACCGAGAAAAAGCCCTGATCTTGCTTAAATGCTGGCGTTCGATGAAGGCCGATATTGACCTGCAAACAGAGGTGATCAACAAGATTTTCGGAGCGTCTTTGGATGGGGGCACATACGGTTTAACCATGTGGGCGGTTTTCGAGTCCTACACAATTACGCTTGGCGAATTGCTGGGCGATGAATTGGACTGGCTGACTTGGTACGCCGAGGAAAACAAAATGGGCAAAGCCAAACACCCCGCCGGGTATGATAAAAAACTGAAAAAGATCAATACTCTAGAGGATTTGCTTGACTTGATTGAAGAGGGGCGCAAGCGATGAAGGAATACTCAATCAAAGATGCGCATCAAGCGGTTGACTTTATTTTGGGGAACTCGAAGGCTTATGCCCAAGCCAAGGGCGATAGGATTTATCTTGAGGAATACCGTAAAAGCCTGAAGGCGATACTGATGGCAAAAAGCGATGCAAAAACCGCTGTAGATCGCGAAGCATGGGCTTACGCGCATGAAGAGTACACGGCGCACCTTGACGGCATACGCGCAGCCGTAGAGCGCGAGGAATCGTTGCGCTGGGCTTTGGTGGCGGCGCAGGCGCGGATTGAAGTTTTGCGAAGTAGTGAAGCAAGCGCACGAATTGAAATGAGGGCTACACAGTGATGTGCCGCGATAAAAACTTACTCGAACTCGCAAAGGGCGAACGATGCTTGCTCATGGCTGTGGACAACTGCCTGCTTGACGATGGCACGACAACGGTGGCTTGTCACTCTAATTTTTTGGAGCATGGCAAAGGGCGCGGATTGAAGGCAAGCGATGCATATACCGTGTGGGGCTGCCATGTTTGCCATGAATGGCTCGATTTTGGCGGCGCACCAAAAGCGGAAAAGCGCAGGGCATTTGACGCAGCGCACGAGAGGCAGGTGAGCGAGTGGCGCGACATTGCAAACGACCCGCTGCTGGCGAAAGCGTGGAAAAAAGAGGCCGCGCATGGTGCTCTTGTTGAACTGGGTGAGCTTCTTTAGTGTTACAATCAATCTAGCGCTTGGCCGCGTTTATGTAGTAGGGTTTCACATGCACTCTGGCGGTACTACACCGTTCGGCCAACCCCGCAAGGGGAGAGTGCAGGTGAAGCCCTTTTTTTATGGGTGATTTATGGAATACACGGATTTTATTGAATCGAAGCGAGAGAAAAACGACTGGTTTGGGTTTGAGCCTTCTCAAATCAATGAAAAGTTGTTCGACTTCCAGCGTGAGATTGTGACGTGGGCTTGCAAGAAAGGGCGTGCTGCGATATTTGCGGATACAGGCCTTGGCAAGACGGCAATGCAAACAGCATGGGCAGAGCAGGTGCGGCGACACACTTCGGGGAAGGTGCTGATTGTTGCCCCGCTATGCGTTGCGCATCAAACCGTGAATGAGGCTCAAAAATTTGGCATTGATATTCAATACTGCCGCGCTCAGTCAGAGGTAACGCAAAACATCATCATCACGAATTACGAAATGCTTGATAAATTCGACGTTTCTACATTCGTTGGCGTAGTGTTGGATGAAAGCTCAATCCTGAAAAGCTACATGGGCAAAACCAAGCAAGCGTTGATTACAGCTTGTGAGAATGTCCCATATCGGCTGGCCTGTACAGCCACGCCAAGCCCTAACGATTACTTGGAGCTTGGCAACCATGCCGCATTTTTGGGCATCATGCCAAGCAACGAGATGATTATGCGTTTTTTCCAAAACGATACGATGGAAGCTGGCGCATACGTACTTCGCCCGCACGCAGCGGGCAAGTTTTGGGAATGGTGCGCAACGTGGAGCGTGTGCCTGTCAAACCCTGCCGACTTGGGCTATGACGGCACGGCGTACATCCTTCCTGCATTGCGTCAACAGTTCGTTGAAGTTTCTACTGATGGTTTGCCACCATCGGAGGGTGAGCTTTTTCGCACCGTCACAATCAACGCGACAAGCGTACACAAAGAGGGGCGATTGACCATTGGCCGTCGTGCCGCTGAGGTTGCAAAGTTGGTGAATGCAAGCGATGAACCGTGGTTAGTTTGGTGCAATACAAACTATGAGGCTGATTCGTTGAAGGGGCTTATTCCTGATGCGGTTGACTTGAGAGGATCTGATTCAATCGACAAAAAAGAAAAGAGTCTTGACGGTTTTATTGATGGGTCAATCCGCGTCCTGATCACGAAGCCAAGCATCGCGGGGATGGGCTTGAATCTGCAACACTGCCGAAACATGGCATTTGTTGGTCTTTCGTATAGCTACGAAGACTACTACCAAGCCATTCGGCGCTGCTACCGATTCGGCCAAAAACAAGAGGTTAATTGTTACGTAATGGCCGCTGATTCTGAGCGTTCAATTCTGAGCATCATTCAGGAAAAAGAGGCCAAACACAACGTCATGAAATCAGAGATGGTCAAGGCAATTTCCATTGCCTACAAAAAGGAGTCAGAGATGAACGACACGCCATATTTTGAGACAAAACAAGGCAAAGATTGGACGTTGCATCATGGCGATTGTGTTCACGTTGCACGAATGATCGAGGCTGATTCAATTGGTTTTAGCGTCTATAGCCCGCCGTTTTCCAATCTTTACATTTACAGCGATTCCGAATATGACATGGGCAACAGTACGGACGATGGGAAGTTTATGCGCCATTACTCGTACTTGGCCGAAGAGCTTCACCGGATTACAAAACCTGGGAGGCTGACTGCAATCCACTGCAAAGACTTGCCCATGTACAAAGGGCGTGACGGCGCTGCGGGCTTGCGCGATTTTCCCGGCGAAATTATCAAGATGTACGAGTCAAAGGGGTGGCAGTATCATAGCCGCGTCACGATCTGGAAAGACCCTGTAATCGAGATGCAGCGCACCAAAAACCACGGGTTGCTTTACAAGCAACTTTGCAAAGATTCGAGCGCATCGCGTCAAGGCATGGCTGATTACATCATCGTTATGCGTAAATGGGCAGACGAGGATAAATGGGACGCTGTGACCCGTGGCGGTGAGCGATTCTTTGATTACGTTGGCAGCAGCTATAACGCGCCACAATCAAAAGACTGGGGCCGCGCACGAAGCGAAGAGGAAAAGACGCGCTTGTATTCGATCTCTGTTTGGCAGCGGTACGCATCGCCCGTGTGGTTTGATATTGACCAGACGGACGTGCTGAACTACAAATTGGCAAAGGAAAAAGACGAAGAGCGCCATATTTGCCCGCTTCAACTTGACGTGATTGAACGCTGCGTAGAGCTGTGGAGCAACCCCGGCGACTTGGTGTTTTCGCCGTTTGCGGGTATTGGGTCTGAGGGGTACATCAGTCTGAAAAGCAAACGCCGATTCGTTGGGGCTGAGCTGAAAAAGTCTTATTTTGATATTGCTTGTCGCAATCTTGACGAAGCAAGCAAAAGCGACAATCAAAATGACCTATTCGCAGAGGCCGCATAATGGCAATAACCAAATACGCACAGCACATAGGCCACCGAGAGCGGCGCGAAGGCGTAATGCCCCGCGATGAGTGGCAGCAACGCGCCAGAGAGCTTGCTCCGCGTGGGCAAGAGCTACCGCAAGCAAAGCTGCTAGATTTGGACGTTGTGACGATCAAAAGCGCCGTAAGACAGCGTGACAGGTTGCGTCAGTACATCCGAGACAACCTGAGCAATGATGCGCTTGCAAAGCAATTTAACGTGCATGTGCGAACTATCGAAAAGATAGCGCAGTGCGAAACATGGAGCCATATAGCATGATTCTGGGCATAGACCCCGGTGTAAGCACTGGAATTGCAATGTACGAAGCGGGCAAACTGACGCTATTGGAGACAATCCACCCCGCTGACCTTGTCGCTTTTATCAACGAGGCCACGGGCGTAGTTTTTGAGGATTCGCGGCTACAAAGCCGGGTTTGGTCAACCGCTGCGAGTAAGGCGGCATCGTGCAAAATTGCCCGAAACGTTGGTGAGATTGACGCATGGTGCAGGCTGATAACTGAGCTATGCGGGCGCAAAAATATCCCCGCTCTGGGCATTAGCCCGAAGAGCAAGGGCGCGAAAATGGACGCTGATGCATTCTGCAAGATGACAGGCTGGGTAACGCGAAGCAATCAGCATGAGCGCGATGCGGCGGCGGTGGCTTGGCGGTATCGGAATGGATGGAAAAAATGAAAAAGATGTGCTAAAGTAACACGGCGGCTTAGTGGCCAATCTCCCAAAGGGGAAACATAGCCACTCGTAAGACCGCAATCCATCCCAGCGATGTAAAAGGCTGGGGCTATCACGGGCGCGGATTGGCATAAACGGCACGCAGCAAGGTATGAACCGACAAAGCCGCTGCTCTCGCCGAGTCGGGCTAACAGTCCGCAGCCGTGATGGTTAAGCGCAACGATTGCGTCGGATTGGGACAACCCGGTCGCCATCAACCCATAGCCCCGGCAAGCCTCTAAACTATGCTCAAACCGCCGGGGCAATTTAATTCCCCGCCTGTGCAGTTTGCCCCCGGCATCGCATAGTGCGAGTGGCCACACGCTGATGTGAGACAACGGCAGACGGGGAGCCTAATCAAAAGCTATTAGGGTAAATGCCTAGTAAAAAATCTTCGATCTTTACATTGGCGTAAGTTTCAGTTCAGTTTCGCGCTCAATAATACACACGTGCCAAGCAATTCCGCGAGGCATTAAAAGGAGTAAATGAAATGGCATATCAACAAACGATCAAAATCCACTTTGCGAGCGCAAAGGCCGCGATTTCAGCATCTGTAGATGGGCGCTGCACTGCGGGCGAAAAAAACCGCAGTGGCAAGACAAAGACGTGGATTGCCCATGTTGCCAAGATGACCCCGAATGAATCGAGGGAGGATGTGCTCGAGCGACTTTACGCAGACCAAAAAGTGGTGCGCTTAAAAAATAGCGGTGGGGTAGGCACAAACATGGGCGCATTTGAGGTGCGCGGCGGTGGTGTCTACGTAGACGGCGCACTGATTGACCGCGAGTTTATGGAGTCAGGCGACTACTGGCTCCAATGTTATAGCGTGGCGCAGGCTATAAAGGTGCGCGGATTTATTTTGGCCGCGTCGTTGGATTAAATAGGAGAATGAAAATGAGATATTACAAGATATACACAACGCCAGAAGTTCAAGTAAAAGCGCACAAATGTCTGCGCTCATTTATCGGCGAAGTCGGCGTATATTTGATGGATGAACGAGGGGAAGTGGTATGTGAAGTCCCTAAAGGTGTTCAGGCGAGGGAAATCCAAAATTATGAGATGAATGTCTAGGCTAAAATCCAGCACATTGTGACCCTGCGCAAAAACAGCCCACTCCCACTAACCCGCCCGTCTGTCATGCAACGGGTGCTCCAAGCCGTCCAAGACGGCAGCACGTCACGCCAAGATATTGCAAAATCCACAGGATTGCAGCACAATCAAGTAAGAGCCGCGCTGCACAATCTCGCATTTATCGGGGCAATCAAAGCCCAGCGAGACGGCCAAGCGCGTTATTACGTACCCGCAGACGCAGACACAGTGCCCAAAGCATCAAAGGTGCTGTACGGCGTTTGCAGCATATTTAAGGTGAGCGCATGACAATAGGCAGTATGCTTGATGCGGTTGATATTGAGTGGCTGTGCGACAAAATCACAGACGGCGACTCTCAGCGCAGCATCGCTAGAGAGTTAGGCTGTAGCTTGGGGACGCTTATCAATTGGATAGCAAAAGACGCTGACCGTTCCGCACGCGTGCGCGAAGCCAGATTATCCAGCGCGAGGGCGTTTGCTGACAAAGCGGAGCAAGTGCTCACTAACGCAGCAGACCCCTTTGGGCTTGCAAAGGCACGAGAGCTTGCATCACACTATCGGTGGCAGGCCAGTAAGACAAACCCGCGTGAGTTTGGCGACAAAATTGAAATTGACCAAAAAACCACGCTTGTCGATTTGACCGAGGAACAACTTAATGAGCGACTTGCCAAGCTGCTTAACAGTGAGTGAAAAGCGTGAGCTGTACGAGTTGCTCAAAGAAAAAGCGCGGCGAAAGGCTGAAAACAAATTATTAGACTATCGGCCATACGCGAAGCAGGCGTTATTCCATGCGTCTGGCAAAGACTTCCGAGAGAGGTTGCTCATGGCTGGCAATCAACTTGGCAAGACATGGAGCGCAGGGTTTGAAACAGCAATGCACCTGACCGGGCGTTATCCTGATTGGTGGCATGGCCGGGTTTTTGATAAGGCCGTGGCTGGATGGGCGGCGGGCGTTACAAGCGAAGTAACAAGGGATTCTGTTCAGCGGGTACTTTGTGGCCGCTCAAACGCGATAGGGACTGGGGCAATCCCAAAAGACGCGATTAAAGACAAGTCCATGAAGCGCGGCGTTGCGGATGCAGTTGATACGCTGGTCATTCGGCATGGTGGCGGCGGTGATATTCAGGCAAGCGAGAGCCTGCTGGGGTTTAAGAGCTATGACCAAGGGCGCGAAAAGTTTCAGGCTGAAACGCTCGATCTGGTGTGGCTGGATGAAGAGCCGGACGAAGATATTTACACCGAAGCCCTGACCCGTACAAACGCCACGGGCGGGATGTTGTACATGACATTTACGCCACTGAAGGGCATGAGCAACGTGGTAAAACGGTTTTTGCTCGACAAAGTCGAGGGCAGTAATATCACCTCAATGACCATTGAGGATGCGGAACACTATACGCCAGAGCAGCGCCTTGCCATTATTGCCAGCTACCCCGCACATGAGCGCGAGGCCAGGACAAAAGGCATTCCAACATTGGGCAGTGGCCGTATTTACCCCGTAAGCGAAGAGCTAATTACTGTTGCCCCTTTTGAAATCCCGGCGCATTGGGTGCAAATCTGCGGAATTGACTTCGGGTGGGACCATCCATCGGCTGCTGTGCGGATTGCTTGGGATAGGGATGATGACGTTATTTATGTCACATCGGCGAATCGCCAAAAAGAGCAAACGCCTTTGCTTTTTGCTGCAACCGTAAAGCCTTGGGGCGAATGGCTTCCTTGGGCTTGGCCGCATGACGGATTGCAGCACGATAAAGGCTCTGGACTTGCTTTGCGCGATCAATACAAGGCGCAAGGGTTAGACATGCTGGCCGACAAAGCAACCCACCCTCCTAGCGAAAATGAGGAAGAGGGCACTGGTGGCAATGGCGTTGAGGCTGGTGTTATGGAGTTGCTGGATAGGATGCAGACGGGGCGATTCAAGGTTTTCAGCAATTTAAACGACTGGTTCCAAGAGTTCCGGATGTATCACCGAAAAGAGGGGAAAATTGTTAAGCTGGACGATGATCTGTTATCTGCAACCCGTTATGCGTACATGATGCGGCGCTTTGCGATCACAAAGCCAAAGCCCGTACAGCCCATTAAATACCGTGAAAACCGATACGTTGCCTAACGCTTTACCATCTCGGACAATCCCGCGAATAGCTCAAAAGGCGCAAACCGATGAAAATGGATGATCTTGAACTGCTGAATTTGCTCAAGAGCAAAGAGAGCCGCGCCGCGCAATATGTGCAAGGTGAGCTAGGGCTGAAGCGTCAATCCGCTGTAAAAGCGTACTACCGCGAGCCATACGGCAATGAGCAAGAGGGCTGGAGCCAAATCGTATCCAGCGACGTGCAAGATACGGTCGAGTGGTTGCTCCCGCAGCTGCTGAAAATCTTCACAAGTACCGACAAAGCCGTGAGCTTTGAGCCGTCCCGAGCCAATGACGTGCAGGGCGCAGAGCAAGCAACAGACGCTTGTAACTACGTGTTTTACAAGCAAAACAATGGCTTCCTCATCCTTTACACGGCATTCAAAGAGGCTTTGAGCAGCGGCAATTGTGCGGTGACGTGGAATAAAGAGACAAACGAAACCGTCTCAAGCTACCCGTTCAAGGGCGCAACGGACGAAATGTTGGCGCTGATGATGCAAGAGGATGAGTCTGATTTATCCGAGGTGAGCACAGAAACTGTGATTGACCCGACGGGCAATCCTGTACAGCTACACGCGGGCAGGCTCAAGCGCACAGAAAAGCGTACGATTGTGCGGGTAGAGTCGTTTAGCGCGGGTGATTTACTGATTGAGCCTGAGTGGACAAGCCCGCTGCTGCAAGACTGCCCTTACGTGTGCAGGCTGCATGAGGTCACATTGTCTGATCTTAAGCAAATGGGCTTTACGGACGTTGACGCGAAAGAACTGCGGGCAAGCGACGTAGAGGCCACGGGCGACGGCGAATATCTGGCGAACATCGGTAAACTTGGTGTGAGCCACGACGAAGATGACGATGGCGACGACTCTACCGCCGAGGGTACTTTGCGCGTGGAATACGTGCTGGCTGACGCAGACGGCGACGGCATCGCAGAGCGTTTGTGCGTTTACCGCTTGGCTGACCGCATCCTAAAGCGTGAGCCTGTCTCCCATGTGCCTATCGCCACGGCATCACCATTGCTTAACCCGCATCGCTGGGATGGCATGAGCATGCATGATCTTGTCGGCGATCTGCAAATGATTCATACTGAGATTTTGCGTCAGACGCTCGACAATCTCAAGCTGACCAACAACCCGCGTAAGACCGTGCTGACCGATAGCAATTGGTCGCCATTGGCAAACATCGACGACCTGTTGGATTCGCGCATTGGTGGCATCATCCGAGCCAAGCAAGCCGGGGCGGTGACCGATGAAGTTGTCCCGTTTACCGCTGGCTCAAGTATGCCCATGCTGGACTACGTGCAGGGCATGCGAGAAAACCGCACAGGCGTATCCCGTACAAGCATGGGGCTTAACCCTGACAGCCTGAACAACACAGCAACGGGCAGGCAGATCGACATGGGCGCTGCGGCGCAACGCATCGAACTGATTGCACGCATCTTTGCCGAGATACTGGTGAAGCCTATTTTCTTGGGCATCCTCAAGACGTTGACAGACGGCCAGATCGACAAGATGGCTTTCCGCTTGCGTGATGAATTTGTGGAGTACGACCCGAACGAGTGGCGCGATCAATACGACATGACAGTCCACGTTGGGCTGGGCACGGGCGACAAGACCGCGCAAGCCGCCTCACTCATGCAGATCATGAGTCTGCAACGAGAGGGCATGGCGTTGGGCATCGTTGAGCCGAAACACCTTTATCACACGTTTGGCAAGATGATCGAAAACGCTGGGTTTAAGGACGTGCAGAGCTTTGCAATTGACCCGACAACAGTGCAGCCAAAGCCGCAGCAACCGCCAATGCAGTTGCAAATCGAGCAGATGAAGCTGCAAGCCGATAAAGAGATTGAAGCGTTGAAAGCGCAAATCAAGCAGGCCGAAATTGCCATGCAATACAAGCTGCAAGAGAGCAACGACCAACGCGACGCGGCGCGTGAGGTTATGAAGGCGCAGAACGAAAACGCACAGGCTGAACAGCAACTGGAATTTGACAAGTGGAAAACGGAATACGACGCACAGGTCAAAATCTACATTGAAGAGATGAAGCTGCGCGGGGTTCCTCCGGATGACTTTATCCAATCGCAACAAAACATGGCGCAACTCATGCAGGGCGTGCAATCGCTGTTCGACCACATGAATGCGCCCAAGGTCGTGATTTACGACGAAGCGGGCAAGCCTGTAGGTGTGAGTCGTGCAGGTGGCAGCGATGCGATTGTGCGTGATGAAGCAGGGCGTATTATTGGCACTCAACCACTGCAATAAATGGCAACATTCCACCTCGACTACGTAAACGGCAACGACGCAAACGATGGCTCTACGTGGGCGCTCGCGTGGAAAACCATGACCACGGGCGCAACTGCGGCGCGTATTGCTCCGGGCGACTTGATCAAAATCGCCAAGTCTCCAGACCCCACATCATTGGGTCAGGCTGCGCAGTTCACCGACCTTTCACGCACGGTCACGCTGACTACCGCCGTGACCAAAAACGTGTATCTCGATGGCGCATGGACTGCGGCGGCGAACATCACTTGCACGACCGATACGACGAACAAAAAAGAGGGCGCAAACTGCTCGTCTATTGCCTTTGGTGCGGCGTTTACTACGGGGCTTGCTGCGTACTACCCACTTGGCTCTGCGCAAGACTTTTCCGCGTACCAGCAACTGAGCTTTTGGATTCGCACTACAGCGGCGCTGACCGCTGGCCAACTGCAAATCAAACTCTGTTCTGACGCGCTTGGCGCGACTGCTGTAGATACGCTCGATGTGCCCGCAGTGCCTGGCACTGGTCAATATCAAGTGGTGATAATTGATAAAGGCTCTGCTCTGGGTGCATCTATCCAGTCTGTCGCGCTGTACGCGGTGAGCGACCCCGGAACACCCACGGTCTTGCTGGACAACATCATCGCTTGCAAAGCCTCAAGCGCAGCCGATTCGTTGACGCTGTCCAGCTTGATCAGCAAAAACACAGGCGATGAGGGCTGGTTTGGCCTCAAGTCAATCAACGGTACGACGCTTGAGATTGACAACCACACCAATAGCCTGGCTGGCGCTGGGCGCGGCTACACGGGCACAACGGAATCGGTCACGATATGGAAGCGTGAGACGACAAAGACTATCGCTGTAGCTGCGACTGGCACTGTCGTGCAGCAAATCATGGACAGCGGCACCGATGGCTCTCTCATTACTTTTGCAGGCGGCTACAACATAGCTACCGGGCTTGTTGATGGCGAAACATTCTTCGATGGCCTGAACGGATTCGGCGCAGGGCTAAGCGACTCGCAGAGCTTCATCGCAACGACTGGTTTGTCTTTTGTACGGTACTACACAGGCGTGCTCGTCGGAGGCGGCTTGAGCAAGAGCTATGGCGGCCACACGCTTGCAAACTGCTCTGACAGAGGGCTATCTGTGGCGGGTGTCGCCACGGCGGCCGTCGCATATAAAAACGCGATCAACAACCAGAGCGCCGGTGTTTGGTGTTCGTCTGGTCGCCTCGCAAGCCTTGTTTTGTCGAATGCAAATGGGAATGGCAGTTATGGCGTCATCTTCGGCGGCGCGGGAAATTGTCCGACTGCGAAAGTCTCGTTTGCACGAAATAACGGCAGTACTGGGTGTGGATTTTCCCTTGCATCAGGGACGCGCTTAGAAGTTGGCTCAACGACAAACAACGGGACGGCAGCAATTTACTCCGATAACGGCTCAGTCAACTACTTGGTTAACTCGACGCTTGCATCTCCAAAAATCACAGCGCAGGTCGCTGGCTCAAACGGATTCGTTTGGTCAACGAACGAGGGGGGCGACACTGATACGCACTTTGGCTACACGGACGGGGGGCTAATCGCTTCCGAGACTTCGGTGCGCCATACAGCCTCTGGCATTTCGTGGAAGCTGTCTCCCACGAGCGCGAATCGCTCAAGTGCCTACCCGTTGCCCCTGAAAGTGGGTGCGTTTGCGTTTGAGGCGGGCGTGAGCAAAACCGTATCAATTTGGATGCGCCGGACAAACACTGGCCTCACAATGCGCCTGAAATGCTTTGGCGGGCAGTTGACTGGCGTATCTGATACCACATCCAGCATGACCGCAGCGGCTGACACATGGGAACAAGTTTCCGTGACCGTCACCCCCACACAAAAGGGCGTGATGGAGTTCTACGCTGAGTGTTGGGGCGGTACGACCTATTCCGGTTACGTTGACGACATTTCAATTGCTTGAGGATGGCCATGTATCAAATTGTTGAAAAAGAACAAGAGCGCACAGGTCAATGGCGCGTGCGCGTTATTGCAAGCCCGAGCGAAGCCCTGTTTTTATGGTTCGACATTGAGCCTACACAAGAGGCCGTCGATCAAGCCGTGGACAAGCAATTGCAACAGCAAGCCCTGCAAAACCCAACTGTCGAAACCGTCATCCTCAAGTGCAGCGCGTGGCAAATGCGCAAGGCGCTTAACGCTACAGGGCTGCGCGATGCGATTGAATATGCAGTCGCAAACAGTGGCGACCAGTCAGTAAAAGACGGATGGGAATACGCGACGGAGTTTAGCCGCTATGACCCATTTGTCGTTCAATTCGGTGTGGCGATGGGCAAGACCGAGTCCGAAATGGATGCTCTTTTTACCCTTGCAATGAGCCTGTAAATGTACGCCTATCAAGGTCAACCGTTCGACTCAAGCCCCGTCGATCTTGGCGGGATGAATTTCGCATACAACGGCCAGCCATTTGTTAAAACATGGGTAACAACCCCACCCCCTGAGCCAACGCCCACGACCTACAGCGGCGAAGTTGATATTAAGCGCTGGTATGTGCGGCGCGGCAAGAAAATCCACGTATTTGACAGTGCACACGATGCAGACGCATGGCTAGACGCAGAGGCCAAAGCGCAAGAGGCGATTGACCGTGCAAGGGCAGCAAGCAAGCAATCCAAGCGCAAACTAAAACAACGCACATACAAAGCGCTTGACGAAGCGGTAAGCCACGAAGTTATCAGGATTGATGAGCTTGAGGCGCAGCTAAAAGCCCTTGCCATACCCGAGCAGATAAACGGCTTTGTCAGTGAGCAAAATTGGGCAGAGGTTGCGCGTATTGCTCTGCTTGCCCAACAGATACAGCAAGACATTGAAGCGCGTAGGCGCGAGGATGATGATTTGGCTGTTTTGTTGCTTTTGTGCTAACGCTTTACCACTTGGGACAATGTATCAATGGATGATTTTGCAAACATCAAACGCGCTCAAGATGCTGCGCTTGTCATGGACAACCCAGCATACAAAGAGGCGATGCAGTTGCTCAAAGAGTCAGTCGTGCAAAAGTGGCGCGATTGCCCTATCCGAGACACTGAGGGGCAATTGCTGCTGCTTCAGCTGGCAAAGCTGACAGACACGTTTGAATCGTTGTTAAATGGGTTCGTCCAAAACGGGCGGCTATCGCAGCAACGAATTGAGGATGACAAGATACGTAACGAAACCATCGCCAAGCGGTGGCTTCGAAAAGTAGGTTAACCGGGCGTACACCCGCCCTAATTGCGAACGCAGAGATGCGCCGCGCTAATGTCCGGTGTCTAGGGACAAAGGCAAGACTTTGAAAGCGAAAAATGGACGGACACGCAGACAATGCACCCGGTACTTTGAGCGATTTGGCTTCTCTCCTGCCTGACACTCTTGACGAATCAGGCGATCAGGATGATGAAGCCCTTACCGACGAACCAACCGCCGAAGATGGCGACACTGGCGAATCGGACACGGACGGACAGGACGAATCGACCGAGGATACCCCCGAGGACGAGGAACAAGCCGAGCCTGCACCCGAACGCAAACTGAAAGTCACCATCCAAGGCGAAGATGGCGCAAATCAAGAAGTCGAAGTCACCGAAACCGAATTGGTCAAGGGCTACCAACGTCAAGCGGATTACACCCGCAAGACACAGGAACTCTCGCACCGTGAGGCTGAGGCCGTCGATTTGTTGAAAAGCAAATACCAAGAGTTCAGCCAGAGCTACGCACAAAAAACCGAGGCAAGTCGAGCGGCTATTGTGCAATTGGCTGGGCTACGCAGTGAGCAGGAAATGGCGCAACTCGCCCATACTGACCCTGCAGCTTGGGTCGCTGAAAACCAACGCCAGCAAATGATTGCGAATGTCGTTGCGCAACTTGATGGACAGATTGCACATGAGCGCCAAGTACAAGCGCAAATGCAGCAAGAAGCCCAAGCAAGGCGGCATGCAGAGATGTACCAAAAGACTTGGGCAGAACTGCAAAAAGACGGCATTGATCGTGATGCGCTGGCCGCGATGTACAGCGATGCTTCCAAAACCTACGGCTTCAACAATGAAGACTTGGCAACCATCCTAGACAGCCGACAGGTGAAAGTCTTGCGCGATGCGTTGGCCTATCGTAAGTTGCAGGCGCAAAAGCCCGCAGTGAAGCAGAGTGTGCAAAACGCTCCCAAAGTGCAACAGAAAAACTCGACAAACGTACGCAAGGATGAACAGGTGCAGCAACGCTTTAGAAGCGGACGCGCAAGCCTGCGAGACCTTGCAGCATCTTTACCCGATCTTTAATTTGGAGTCTTAATCATGACAGTCCCAACCAACCTCTACCAGAAGGCTTCGCTCAAGGGCAACCGCGAAGACTTGCTGGACAACATCTACAACACCTCTCCCGCAAAAACCCCTGTCACATCGGCAATGGGTCGCGTGAAGGCTACTACCGACTTCCACGAGTGGCAAACTGACGCGCTGCGTGCGGTGAGTGCTGCTAACAAGATGATTGACGGCGACGACGCAACAGCCGCCGCTCAAACATCTACCAACCGCATCGGCAACTACCTGCAAATTTTCAACGGTACTATCGGCGTTTCCCGCCGTGCGAACATCGTGAAAAAAGCAGGCCGCGCAAGTGAAATGAAATACCTCCGCGCTAAAGAGATGGACGCTATCAAGCGTGACATTGAAGCGATGGTATTGTCTCCCACTCAAGTTGCTATCGCTGCTACGACTTCCGTAGCGGGTCAGTCTGGCGGCTTGGGCGTGCAGTGCGTTTCTAACCCTTTGCATAACGGTGCTGGCGCAACCGCTGCTTGGACTTCGGGCGCTCCCACTACTGCAATCACGGCTGGTACTAACCGCACCTTCACGAAGGCTTTGTTGGATACCGCTTGTCAAAACGTGTTTGTCACGTCTGGCGAAGTGCCTGAAATGCTGGTGTTGTCTCCTGCTCACAAGCAACTGTTCTCGCAGTTTTCCAGCATTGCCCAAAACCGAATTGACGTGAAAAACGGCAAAGCGGCTCAAGGCACTGTGGTCGGTGGCGCCGACGTGTATCTGAGTGACTTCGGTGCTATCACCGTCGTGCCTCATTACATCATGTCCGGCTCCGATACCGCGTATTTGCTGAACACCGATTACTTGGATATGGCCTTCCTCGACGGCTTCCAAGAGTCTGCTCTGGCAAAGACTGGCGACAGTGACAAGATTTTGATTACGGCAGACTGCTGCTTGACAGTCCGTGCGCCTACTGCACAAGCCAAAATCACTAACTTGACACCCTAATCCCACATAGCACCGTCTTTCCGGTTTGGGGTGAAATACCCCTCCTCATTTGGAGTTTGACATGGCACTACAAATCAACGCGACGGGTATCAACGTTGCAACTTCTGGCGTATCGGCTGGTGGCGCTATCCCCGTGGATTCTGGTGGCACAGTGCCCCGATTGATTCGCGTCGCAGTGACTACCGCCACTTACGTTCGTGTGGGCACTGGCGCACAAACTGCGGTGAGCACGGACATGATGGTTCATCCCGCTGAATCGGTGATTGTCCCCACGCTTGGCCGCACACACATTGCAGGATTGCAAGTAACTTCCGCTGGTGTGATGCAAGTCTCCCCCGTGGAGGATGTATGAGAACTGAACTCGATGCAAACGTAGAAATTGACGAAGGCGTAGACGAATACGGCATCCGTCATAAGCTGATTCTTGAGGGCGATCAAGCCGTCAGGGTTCAGAGTTTCGATGCATCGGCCATGCTGGAAGAATGCAAGGCTGAACGCAACGCTACATCGGGCGAACGCTGGGGCGATGGGCGCAAGATTGGCACCATCCCCCGTGCGGTCTATATGGACATTGTGAGCAAGTACAAATCAGCGGATGAGCGCAAGGTAGCAATGGTTTGCTGGCTGCGTGAGAATACCGCTTTTGTCACCTTTGATAAGTTCCTCAAATGATTTACGGCGAACTCAAAACACAGGTGGCAAGCTACCTGCATCGCACAGACTTGGCGGCGCAAGTACCCACGTTTATCAGCATCGCAGAGGCGTATCTGTTTCGTGAGCTGAACATCAAAGATTCGCAGCTATCCACGGACTTGACCACTACGGGCGAATACGCTGATTTGCCTGTTGACTTCCTTTCGCTGAACAAAATCACGGCGACATATCAGGGCGTGGCCTATGCGCTTGACTACCAAAACGAGCCAGAGACATACACGGGGCAAACAACGCCCACGAAATATGCCTTTGAGAATGGCCAAATCCGCATTGCAGGCGCTTCAACTGGAACGGTGGTAACTCTGTACTACACGCCAAAACTAACGGCTCTGAGCGACGCAAACACGACCAATTGGCTGCTGGAAAACGCTCCCGACTTGTATCTTTACGCCTCATGCCTTGAGGGGGCAAAGTACACCCGCAACGCGATGATGGTGCAAGGGCTTACGCCTATGGTGAGCGATGCGCTTGACGCGGTGAAACGCTTCATTGAACGGCGCGGGCAACCCTCTATCGGCTCACTACAAATCAAGGCGCGATAATGGATAAAGTGATTGGCTTTGCCCCGGACGCAGACCCAACAACGCCCGGTGCCCTGCTTGCATGTGAAAACATCATCCCCGCTGACGTGGGGGTCGTTGGTGCGCCTACTGGCATCACCCCTGCAAGTACGCCCGCGCTGGCCGCTGCATGTGTTGGCGCTGCGGTGGCTGTAAAGCTGGACGACTCCCGCAGGGTTTTTGCCGGAACAACTACAAAGCTGTACGAGCTATCAGGCGGTGCGTGGACTGATGTTTCTGCTGGTTCCTATACGGGCGGCTCTGACACCCGATGGAGCTTTTGCCAGTTTGGTGATGCGTCAATCGCTGCGAATCTATCCGATACCATTCAACGCTCTGCCTCGGGCGCATTCGCTGCAATTGCTACTGCCCCTAAAGCAAAAATTGTTTTCACCGTGGGCGGCTTCGTGATGGCGCTCAATACGGTTGATGGCACGTATGGTACATCGCCCGACAGGTGGTGGTGCTCTGCGCTTTACAACGAGACAGGCTGAACAACCACCGTCACTACGCAGGCGAATACAGGCCGATTGGTCAGTACGCAGGGACGACTTACCGCTGGCGGTAGATTGGGTGATTACGCAGTGGCGTACAAAGAAAAAGCCATTTACCTAGGCCAATACACAGGCACAGGCGTTGTGTGGGATTGGCAGCAAGTCACGGGCGGCGATGCTGGGTGCATTGGCCAAGATGCTTGGTGCGACATTGGCGGCGCTCACTTCATTGTGGGCAAGGATAATTTTTGGCTATTTGACGGCTCGCGCCCTTCGCCTTTGGGTGTTGGCATGGTGAGGAATTGGTTCTTTTCCAACTCAAACCCAGCCACACGTTACCGCACACAATGCATCTTTGATCGCAAGACAAACAGGGTTTGGATTTTCTACCCTAGCACAAGCGCAACAAGCCCAGACCATGCGCTGGTTTACCACGTTGGGACAAAGCAATGGGGCACGGCGGCAATCCCTTGCGAGGCGGTGCTGAACTACATCTCTGCGGGCATGACGATTCATGACCTCGCAACAATATCAGCCACGATCGATGGGTTGCCAAACTATCCGTTTGACTCACCTTATTGGGTGGCTGGTGGTCAGTCTCTTGGCTTGTTCAACACGTCGCACCAGTTGCAACTGCTCACAGGCGCTGCGGGCACGAGTGCAGCGCAGGCATGGTATGTGGGAGATGACGATATTTACACGCTCATGGATAAAGTGCGGTGCAGATTCTCCCGCAAGCCTACGGTGGCAACAATCGAAACATACCACTCCGCAGAGCTTGGCGAAACTGAAACGGCTGGTTCTGCTGCAACTATGGCTGATGGCAAGTTTGACGTGCTCGATTCTGGCCGCTGGCATCGCTGTGACTTCACCTTTACGGGCGACCACACACTTACAGGCATCGGCATGAATCTAATCCAAGAGGGTGACGTATGAAGATCAGCACATCCCCTCGGACGAACGTAGATGCAGAGGCCGCGAAATGGATGCGCGAAGTAGCGGCGCAGGTCAACGCGCTGAGTGAAGGCAGCATCGCGGCGCTTTACCAGAGCGCACAATCCGTACCAACGACAGGCACGTTTAAGCAGGGTGATTTTGTGCGCAACAATGCCCCTGCTGAACTCGGTGTTGCACTCAGCAAATACGTGGTGTTTGGCTGGATTTGCACAGTAGGCGGTACACCCGGAACGTGGCTGCAATGTAGGTTTTTGACGGGTAATTGATGAAACTCATCCTCGTACCATCGATGCATATCGACCAAGCATGGAGCGAAGGCGCTTCGTGTCTTGCTGATGCTTGCGCAGCGTCCGGCGGGGAGATTACAGCAGACCAACTCAAGTTGATTTTGTCTCGTGGTGAGAGAACGCTTGTCCGTATGGACGTTGAGGATAGTCCCGTTGGATGGGGTGTTATTCGCGTTGACCAACTGCCTAACCTTCGCGTCCTGCACATTTGCGAAATGTCTGCAACTGGGGCGCAGTTTGAACAATTTTTTACAGAGCTAAAAACCCTTGCTAAAGCCTTCGGATGCTCTCGTATTCGTTGCGCTGCAAAACCCGCGCAGGCGCGTCTGTACCGCATGAAGTGCGGGTTTACCCCTATTTACGAAACTTTGGAGGTGTCACTATGAGCGGTGGCGGTGGCGGCGGTGGTACATCCACTACAGTGCAATCAATCCCTGACGAATTGAAGCCGTTGGCTTCGACGTATGCGCAAAAAGCAATTGGCTTATCAGGCCAAGGCTTTACGCCATATACAAACCAACGGTTTGCAGACCTTAACAGCACGCAAGACCTTGGCATTCAAGCTATTCAAGACCGTGCGGCTGGTGGGTCTCCCGTAATGACGCAAGCCAACGAGACTCTTATGGGTTTGATGGGCGGCGGCACTAACCCTTACCTTGATTCAATGGTGAACAAGGCGCAGCAAAACGTCGTTGGCAACTACAACAACGCAACGATGGGCAGTGGCTCATTCGGTAACGCTGGTTTACAAGAGCAACTGGCTAAAGGCTTGGGTGATACCGCGTCAACGATGTACGGAAACGCCTACAACACAGACCAGGCGAACAAACTCAGTGCGTTGGGCATGGCTCAAAACTACGGCAATCAAGCGTACACAGACGCGGGGCAATTGCTCAAAGCCGGTCAACTGCAACAAGACCAAGCGCAGCAAGGTTTGGATTTTGGCTATCAGCAATACCAAGACGCGCAAAACCTGCCTTACAAGCAATTGGCGGCAATGAGTGGTGTGTTTGGCTCCAACCTTGGGTCAACATCAACAACAACCCAATCAGGAGGAGGCAAATAAAGTGTTTGGCCTTGATGATGCAATCCTTTTCCCGCTTATCGGCAGTGCTGTAGGCGGCTTGTTGAACAAAAAAGACCCACTCGCAGGCGCTGCAATGGGTGCTGTAGGCGGCATGGCCGCGCCTGCTATTGGTGGCTTGCTTGGTCAGGCTCCTGCTGCGGGCGGCATGGCAGTCCCGGCAACCGTGGTAACGCCTAGCCCCGGCATTATGGAAAGCGTTAAATCCGCTGCTGAAATTGCCAAGCCCGTGGGCAATATCTTTTCTGCTGCAAACGCGGCTCAGGGCTTGCTTGCTCCCAAACAACAGCCCATTCAAGCATCGCCCGTGATGCAAAATTCAGGCTCTCCCGCGCTCACTGGATTGACACAGCAAATTGGAGCAATGGAACAACAACGCATGCAAGACGAATCGCAACGACGCGCCCGCCGTGCATCACTCTTAGGGGGTTGATATGGGCTTGCTTGATGACTTTTCAGGCTTTGTAAAAACACCCGAGGGACAGGGTTTGCTTGCTGCTGTGGCTGGTGGCTTGGCTGGCGCTCGACGTGGTACGCCATTGAACAACATTGGCCGCGCTGGTGTTGCGGGGCTGACTGGGTACGCAAATGCGAATGAGCAAATCAATCAAGACGCATTACGCAAGCTGCAAAACGAGCAGCTAGGCTTAAGCGTTTCTGAAATGAAGCGCAAGCAAGAGGCAGACGCACAAGCGCGTGAGGTACTCAAGGGTATTTATGGACAGCAAGGCTTGCCGCAATCTCCTGTTAGTACGCAAGAATCAATGTACCAACTTGGAGCGCCTGCAATTGCCAAACAGCCACAAATCGGACAGACGGCAAGTGTTCAAGGCGCAATCCCTCCTAAATCGGATAACTTCACGGCCTATAAGACGATTGGCGACACCTTTGCAAAACAAGGGCTTGTTGACCATGCAAACCAGTATTACGCTATGGCCGAAAAGTTTCGGCCAAAGTTCAAGGCAGACACGCGCACTGTAAAAATGCCCGATGGAAGCATTGCCACAGTGATGATGTCTGAGGATGGAACAGAAACCATTAGCCAATACACGCCCGCAGAAAAGCTGCATTTTGCAAACACAGGCGGCGCGATTCAAGGGATTGACCAATTTACCGGAAAGCCTTTGTCTCAGGTTAAAACAACGATGTCCCCTGATGCGATTGCCGCCGATGCGCGTTCGCGTGAGCAATTCGCGTTTAACAAGTCGCAAGCTGGCAGCAAGTGGCAATATGACGCTGGTAGCGATCAGTGGGTGAGGCCTCCATCCGCCGAAAACCCATTGGGAACGGTTACTCCCAATGCCGGTAAGGTTGCTGCGCTTAGAAATATCGAGTATTTGAGCAACCAATTTACGGCAAAAGATGGCATTCTTGATAAATCAACTCAGGGCGGTGTTATGGGCTTGTCTGGCTCGATTGGGCGTGTGGTTAATTCACAAAGCGCCCGAGAGTTTGACAATGCAAAAGAACAGATGTCCACGGAAATGCGTAAGATTTTCAGGATTCCCGGCGAAGGCGCTTTGTCTGATAAAGAGCAGGCCCAATATGGGATTCAATTGCCTGATGTTAAAAATAGCCCAGACCTTAACCGCAAGATCATTAACGACCTGATTGCACGTTCGAGAGGCTCTGCATTCCCTGAAAATGCAATTGGTAGCGCAAAGCAATTGCCAGATAATCCGAGTGCTAAAAACCTTGTCAAAGGCGAGCCTTACACATTGCCCAATGGTCAGATTGGCGTTTGGGATGGTATGGGATTTAAGGGGAAATAATGGCCGATTACACTCTAGCAGACGTTCGGAAAATGGCTGCAAAACCAGAATCTTACGACCCGACTGAGGGCATGAATTTTGGAGAGAAGGCGCTTGCTGGCGTTGGCAAAGCGTTTGTTGATATGGGGCGCGGCGCTGGGCAAATTTTCGGTCTTGTCACCCCGGAAGAGGTGAAGGATTCGCGTCGATTGGATGCGCCACTGATGCGTACAGGCGGCGGCATTACGGGGAATATCCTAGGAAACATCGCGGCTACTGCTCCGACGATGTTGATTCCCGGTGTTAATACTGTATTTGGTGGCGCATTGACTGGGGGTGCCTTGGGTGCCTTGCAGCCAACCACAAAAGACGAATCGCGTTTAGGTAATGCGGTAAGTGGCGCGATTCTTGGCGGTACTTTGCCTGCTGTGATTGGCGGGTACAAAGCGGTGAAGGCTGGCCTTTATGACCCAGTTGTCAGACAAAACAAGATTATTGCATCTACGCTTGCGGATGTTGCTGGCAAGCCTGCGCCCATGCAATACGCGGCGAAAACACCCGGCGTGAAATTCAGTGCGGGGCAATCTAGTGGCAGTGAGGCGCTTGCTGCAATAGAAGATGCAATTGGTGCCAAACGTCCGGGCGGCGCATTGTCTGCAATGGCTCAAAGCAACCGTAATGCAATGGCCGCACCTGTGAGGGAGTTGGCGGGCACGCCTGAATCGCTTGCAGCGGCAATTGCCAAACGCGGCGATGAGGCGGGCGTTTTTTACGACGCGGCACGAGCAAAAGGCATTCCATCCGAATCAATTTTGCCAGACGTGATGGCAGAGATTAGCGCACTGTCTAACCGTGTGCCTGATGATTTAATCGCCAAGGCGAGAGAGCTTGCAAAAGTAGGCGGCATGGCGATGGATGACACCACATCCGTGCAGGGTTTGCATTGGGTGAAAAAGGCGATTGATAGCAAGATTGGAACAGCCGTCCGAGCCGGGGATGATGCAACAGCGACACAATACATCACGTTGCGCGATGACCTAATGAACGGCCTTGCAAAAATCAGCCCAGACTATGCCAAAGGCGCGGCGAAGTTCCGCGAGTTAAGCCCCCCAATCAATCAAATGCAAGTCGGACAAGCCTTGTCCAATAAGCTGCTGCCCGCCACTGCTGGTGATGCGCCTGCATCCCTTAATTACGAGATGTTTGCCCGTGCCATGCGTGACCCTAACGCAGTGGCTAGACAGGCTACTGGGTTTAGCGGCGCAAAGATGGAAAAAATTCTGTCTCCTGAACAGATTAGTTCAGTCCGTGGGCTGCTTGATGATGCAAGCGTTATCGCTCAATCTGCCAAGCGTGGGGCAGGCACTGGGTCGCAAACATATCGAAGAATGACTCAAGACAACATTCTTGAAAATTACTTCACCCAGCAAGCCCCAACAGCGGCGCGATTGTTTGATGTTGCAAGCAAAGTTCCATTGCTGAACATGGCTACAAAAGGCGCTTCAATGGTCGGCTCTTTTGCTGGGCGAAAGGTGAACAATCAATTGTTAGGCACAATGGACGACCTTTTGGCAAACAATCCGCAGCTTGTCTCAGAGATGATTGCCGCAGAAATTGCCAAGCGCGGGAAAACAGCCAATCCTCTAATTGGCGCAATTCCTCAAAGCATGATGTTATCGCTTATCCCAACAGCGTCGAAGCAATAAATTTTTAAGTTTTGACTCTGGAAAAAATTTAATAACCAAAATCCGGACGCCAATAAGCAAAGCAATTACTGCAAGGATTACGAACGGTTTAATAAGTATTGCTATTTGCCAAGGTTCCATATTCAACGAGGTAAAAAATGCCACTGCCCACAAGTATCACAGATTTATCGCAAACTGCAAGCGCAAACTTCCCTAATGGTGCGGTTGACGGCCCCGAAGCATTGGATGATGTGCAACGCGCTCACGCTAGTTTTATCGCCCTGCTGAGAGACGGCAAGGGCATGGCCGCGCCCGTAACTTTAGCGTCTGCTACTACTACCGACATCGGCGCTCAAAACTCGATTTTCGTTGAGGTGTCAGGCACGACAACAATCACCAGTTTTGGCGCGACGTATTCCGGTGAGCGCATCATCCGGTTCACGGGTGCGCTCACTCTGACGCATAACGCCACGACGCTCATTTTACCCGGTGGTGCGAATATCACCACGGCGGCAGGTGACGCGCTGTGTGCTGTGCCTACGCAAGCTGGCACGGGCTGGGCAGTAGTGTTTTATCAGCGTGCAAACGGACAGGCGCTTGTTACTGGTGGAGAGTCTGCTGCTATCCAAGCAAACGCCTACATCGCGGCCACGGCCAGCGGGACAAACACCTACACCATCACGCCAAGCCCTGCAATCACCGCATACGCTGCGGGGCAGGAGTTTCTCGTTACCTTCACCAACGGCAATACGAGCACGGCGACACTGCAAGTCAGTGGCCTTGCCTCTCCCCCCGCCATTGTCAAGCAAGACAGCACGGGCGCTTACGTAGCTTTGGTGAGTGGAGATATTCCCGCGTCGCATCGCTCACGCATGAGGATGCTCAGTACTACGCAAGTACAGCTAGTAGACACAGTTCCTGTGTACGGCGCAGCAGCTTCTATTACATACACCTCCCAACAGGTTCCCTTTAGCGGGACTCTCACAGACGGTGCAACTATTAACTGGAATGCTGATACGAACGGCCAGATCGTAGCTGTAACACTTGGAGGCAATAGGAATATGGCAGCACCTACTAACATTCGACAGTACGCCCTATACATCATGCGAGTTTCGCAGGATGCAACAGGCTCCAGAACGCCAACATGGAATGCCGCCTATAAGTTTGGTAGTGCTGGTGCTCCTACGCTGACTACGACAGCCAATAAAGTTGATTTTCTCAGCTTTATTGGCGGGGCAGGCAACACGCTCGAATACTTGGGCTCTCGTCTAAACGCGGTTTAATATGTTTGTACCAACTATTCTTGGCGGTGGCCCCGGTTCTATGTCTTATTTGACACCGGGGACGTATTCTTTTGTCGTACCTTCATACACTACACTGACCGCAACCGCTATTGGTGGTGCTGGTGGCGGCGGCGGCGGTAGTAATACCTCTGGCGCAGTTCAGGCAGGAACCGGGTCTGCTTCTACCTTCAATTCAACGGTTTCCGGTGGTGGCGGTTTTGGAGGTAATGGAGCAGATGCGAGTGTGTCTACGCATGGCTCTTTCGGCCCCGGCGGGTCAGCATCTGGCGGCGACACCAATACATCTGGCTCGAACGGCGTTGACGGCTCTACTGGGGGTGCTGGTGGCGCAAACTTCTCGGTCGGTGGTACGGGCGGTGCTGGCTCCTTCACTGGCGGCGGTGGCGGTGGCGGCGGCAAGGCCATCAAAACCTACACTGTTGGTGGCCTCACCGTTGGGTCATCTATTACAGTCGTCGTCGGTGGTGGTGGCTTAGGCACAGCGGGACAAGGCGGCGCTGCGGCAGGTACTAACGGCGCAAACGGCTCTGTAGTTATTTCTTGGACTTGAAAAGGCAGCAATGAACGAAACGCAACTACTCACAATCGCGGCGGCTCTTGTTGCTACGCTATTCGGCCTTTTGGCGGCTATCGTCGGATGGATTGGCTCTCGTGTGGTCACGAAGCTAGATCAGATGGTGGAAACGCTGAACGAAGTAGCGGGCGAACTCCACGAGAGAATCAACGGTCTTGACAAACGCATTGTCCGCGTGGAAACGAAAATAGAAAATGACAAGTAATGTAGCTTCTACTACCGTGGATTTTCTGGCTGATTCTGCTAGGTTGATTTACACAACCCTTTGGTTCATGGCGTTTGGTACGCTCATGGCCTTGCTGGTTGTGTTTGTTCTTATCTATAACGGTTTCGAGGATTGAGCATGGCTGATTTTCTTGAGGCGTTTGAGAAAACGATTAAATCAGAAGGCGGCTACGTGCTGCACAAAGTCTCGGGCGACACGGGCGGGCAAACCTACGCAGGCATCGCACGAAACAAAAACCCGCAGTGGCAAGGGTGGCACGCTATTGACGCTGGGCAACTGCCAGACGCATCGCTAGTCCGGGCCTTCTACAAACCGCTGTATTGGGACGCTGTAAGGGGCGATGAACTGCCACAAACCATCGCAGAATCAATTTTTGACTTCGGGGTTAACGCAGGGACTAGCGTAGCTAAAAAACTCGCTCAAATCGTCGTTAACCAAACGCCTGATGGCGTGTTTGGCGACAAGACAATGGCGGCTTTGCGCGATGCTGACGAACAGACGTTCAAACAACTGTACGCGCTGGCCAAGATTAAGCGATACCTCGATATTTGCAACCGTGACCCTGTGCAAGTCAAATTCATTCGCGGGTGGTTAAACCGTACATTCAAGGGGCTGGCATGAATATCTTAGGCTTGGGCGGCGTAATTGATGCCGTTGGCAAGGTGGCTGACGATTTGTTTACGTCAGACGAAGAGCGCGGGCGGCAAGCCTTAGAGCAGCGCAAAATTGAAGCCGATTTGCAGCAAGGCCAGATCAATGTCAACCAAGAGGAAGCCAAACACGCTAGCATTTTCGTAGCGGGATGGAGGCCAGCCGTGGGGTGGTGCGGTGTTGCGGCGATGGCGTATCAGTTCATCCTTTACCCCATGTTGGTATGGGCATGGGCGGTATTGCAGGCTGGTGGCTACGTTCCCGCTGGCCTTACGCCGCCACCAATGTTAGACACGGAGGCGCTGTGGGTGATTCTCACTGGCATATTGGGCATTGGAAGTTTGCGCACGGTTGAAAAATCTAAGGGTGTTTCGCGTTAGAATCAGGTCGCAGCTCATGCTGTCTCCTTGGTTTGGTGTCCTTCATTCGCTAAACCCTTATCCCCCTCCTGCAAAGGCTGGGGGATTTTTTATTGCATCAATCCCATTCTTCGCGTTCCGCGTTTTCTTCGGCTTGTCGCGCAATCGCCTTCTTTTGATAGTCTGTGAATGAGTGCCAAATTTGCTGCACTTCCGTGGAGATATAGTTTTTCCATTCGTGGACGCAGTATGCGTTCGCCCATTCTGGCGCGTCCCAATCCTGCGGTGTGGCAGTCATCACAGGAAAGCGCCCAAAAGTGCATTTTGATGCACAGCTTCTGCTGCTGCAATCCAGCATTCACGGTCGCTCTCTGGCAGGTCTTGCCACGCAAGCGCATGTCCTGCAAGCCCTTCATCATCAAATTGCAATGCGGCTTTTTGGTATGCTTTATAAGCAATCTCGCCTCGTTCGTCTGCGTAAGTTCTTGACATATAGTTACTCCAATTGTTAGGTGCTAGGCGGCTTGCCCACTAAAGCACTGGAAACCCAATCCTATGGGATGTTATGGAAAGGTAACGACATATGGCTATGCCGCCCATAGCGAAAGTGACCGCAGTTGCCGCCTAGCGAAAAAAGTTATTTCCTTGCGCGTATGGCGTTTGAAACCATTGACGCGTACAGATCTGCGTCAGCAAATTGATCTGCAATTTCCAAGCATGTATTCCGTTCCCGCAGCACGGCGGCTGCGAGTTGTTCGGCGGTGTAGATGGGCTTTGACGTTCTATCGTCTGTCTCATCGACCGGATAAACCGGGTCTTTGCAAACGCAGTCTTCGTCCCACGAAGGTTTGCCATCACGCCATGCGAGATAACCAACAGGCTCCCCACTCCCCGCAAGAAGCTCTGCGCGGTAGTCGTCTCGCACGAGTTGGGCGAAGGCTTCAAGTGCCAACAAATAACGCTGCAACGACGGCATATCGCAATGAGGTTCTTCGAAAATCAAATCTGCCCGCTTCGCCAGTTCAATCACTTTGTCTTTATCCATTGCTTTTCTCCCTGATCTTGCACTCAAATACTTTCTCGCCAACATAGAAAGCGCCGTGCTTCTGGCACTCTGTCGAAATAGTTCCTTTCGCGTTAGCCCAGCTAACCGTCCACACCATAGCCAACATTGCCACTGCACCTAAAGTGACCAACACGATTCCAACGTCTTTATCCATGATTCATCCTTTTATGTATAAGTTGCGCACTGCTTCTACCCACCGCACCATCCACTTGAGCAGCCAGAAGTTAGGAATAGGTCGTCTATGTTGTGTTTTGCATCCTCAATCACCGCATCAATACCAACTGCGCCGCCGTGTCGTGAAGGGCTAAACATAACGCGGGCATTTCCTTTGCTGTTGATACCGGATCGCGCCTCAATCGTATAAACACGGTCACGGGCTTCGCCGTCCAACATCCTCAATTCTGACTTTCGCGCGTTAACACACGGGTAGCATTCCTTCGAGCGAAATGGCAGTAGTGGAATAGGTGTTTTCAGCACAAGCGCATCACGCTCTGCCTCTGTGTGCCGCACCAGCGGCTGCCACAGTTCGCGGCCACCGTGTTGTTCACTGGCAATCACATGCTCGGGGGCATCGCGGCGGTTCTCGCTTTCCTCGCGGCGCACGCCGGTCAGGCACGTCGTTTCGCCTTCCGGGTCATGCAGCGCCAACCACGCGCGGGCCGGTTCCTTCTTCAGCGCCTCGGTGCAAAACTGGAATTTGCCGCCACCGCCGCGCGGCCACGCTTTTTTGCGGGCTACTAGCGCTTCCATGCCCTCGCTGGTTATGCGGTGTGGCACAAAGCCAATCGAGAGCACCCATGCCTCAGCCTGGGCAACGCGGCTGGGCCACCAGTCAGCGGCCCAGCCGGTGTCGGTGTACGCCACATGAACGTCTGGCAAGTTTCGCTCGTGCGCCCACTGAATCAGCGCAATCGAGTCGTTGCCGTAGCTTGCAAAAATTAGATGTTCCATCATGTGCCATTCATCTGAATAAAATGATCGTGGTGTTTATTTGCCATGATTCAGTTCCTTCAAAATCCAGTGAACTCAACAAGTGTTTCAAACTCTTGCTGACTCAGATAAACGTCTTCTGTCGTGTAATTCATATCCTCACCGTCCTCTTCGTGAATGCGCAAAAATGCATCGGCGTCAGATGGCTTAAATACGCAGCTAGCGCCATCAAAACTGATACGCACATAACGCTTGCGTGGGTTCCCAAGCCTGTCAAACATCAAGCCGTTTGGCTGGCAGATTTGTTCAGTCATGATTCAGTTCCTTGAGTTTTGATTCGATAGCTTTGCAAAAATGGAGCCATCCCCATGTTTTCAAAAAACCTTCAAGCATTTCCGGCATTGATTCAAATGCAGCTTGTCGGTCTGCATCACTCAACCCAACCCACTCACGCTTAGGTGCTGGTTCGCTGGCTTGCGCTTTGCAAGTTGCAGCACAGTCTTGAATGAGAATTGTGTTCGCGGCTTTGCAAGCCTCATGTGCTGATAGCAACTCATCCCGCTGCGCCTCAAGCGCTTGCAGCTTCTTCTCCATTTCCTCGGCCTGCGGGCAGAACTGACTCACGCCTTGGCCTTCGGCGCATTGCCGCCAGCCATTTGACTTGATGTGTTCGATCCATTGGTCATCGCGGGCGGCTTCTGTAAAGCGAGCGCCCGCTGTAAATGCCGAGACAAACTGGTTGATGTTTGGAGTGGTGCAAAAAGCATCAAGAATCTGCTCATCCGTCAGTTTAGGTGGCGTGCTCATGCTTTCTCCTTGATTGCATGGCAAATTTCGTTAACACATATGACAAAAACTGAGCTTAAGAATATTGCAGCAGACGCTTGTTGTCCGAACTCAAGGGCAACACCAGCAATACAACACAATGCAATGGCGTACCAAAAACCGAAGTTACTCATGCTTGCCCCTTGATGCCGTGGGCCGTGAGGTATTCGCTGGCCGCGTCAAGTTCTTTTTGCCAGCCTGCCGTCGATTGCCATGTTGAGATAAATGCGCTTTCGAGCGCTTTCACCAAATTCAGCAGGTGTAGCGGCGCATCACTCAGCGGCTTGAGTGCTGGCTGTGCTGTCCTTTCCAGTTCGTCAGCAATTTCTTTTTGCGACTGCGTTCCTCGACGCAAACTGTTTAGAGCAAGATTCAAAGCGCCACTATTTACCAGCATGTCAGACTTGCAGGCTGGGTGGGGCTCCTGCACTGGCTGTGCTGGTGCGGGGTGGGTGTAGACCTTGTAATCACCATCGGGCAGATTGCCCGTGTAGCTGAAGTCGTAGTTTACGAGTCCCTTGTATACCCAGATTGATAGCGTACCAATTTGCGCCTGCTTCTCTGCCTGCTCGACGGCGGCGCGAAGGGCGGTTAATGCCTCTTGCGCATCGTCCGCCGTGTTTTGCAGGTAGGACATTGCTTCTCTTGTTCCTGTGTATTGATGCTCAATAAGATCTTCCGCATTCTCAAGCGCCTCAAGCGCCTGTTTCATTGCTTCAATGTGGTTCATTCCGTTACTCTTCCAAATTCAATCGCCCACACCCAAGGGTTTGCCTCCCATGAGCCGGGGCCGTTGATCTGCTCCCATAACAGGCGATACCAGTAACGTGCCTGATCGTGCTCTTGGTTCCTTGCTGGATTGAAGTTCACGGCGGGATAGCCCTCGGCTCGTGCGTCGGTTTCGCTGATGTCCTGCAACCGCTCGACGCGCACGCCAGTTATTTCAAGCGTGATGCGCGAATGCTTGCGGGGCATGAAGATGGATGGCTTCCAGTTGTAACGCGACGATCCAGTTTCGTGTTTGTTCTGCTCAACGAAATTCCAATCGTCTGGATTGGCCGCATACAAAACCGACCCGTCTTCATCATCAACCCAGTGGGTTTCTTTCACCCAAAGCTGGTCGCCTAGCTGGCCGTAGGGGCAGCACTTGAGCAATGATGACATCTCAGGCTCTGGCATCCCACCGCGCATTTCGAGCTTGCAGACCCGCCGCGTCTGCGTCTTGCTGCCGTCCAATATGGCGCGAACCATCGAGGCGGAAAACAAAATTGGCTTTTCACGCACAGCGGGCCTCCAATGATTGATGCGGGCAAACTGCGAAAGACATTACAGCACCTCTAGCTGTGTAGTAACGGATTCTTAGGTGTGAAGCAGTCTGCCCCGCCATGCACTCAGCCATATCCTTGCAAAGCCCAAGGCTGCGCAGGTGCGCGATGTATTGGGTTTTGGTCATGCTTCCCTCGCTTTCAGCATTGCGTCTGCCAACACATAAGCGGCACGGGCAAACAAATGTTCGTCGCTGGCTTGATATGGGTGCTGATTTGCCAACAACCCTTGCATGGCCTTCGCCGCAAAATAGTCGCGCAGGGTCATGCCGTCACACGGCGACATGCCCTGCCAGCCTTGGCCGGGATTAAGTGGAACGGGAAACGCTGGCCCGCCTGTTTCTTTTTCGCTCATGCTGCACTCCCAAGTCTCTGTTTGCGCTGCGCTTCGTCCATTGCGTTAGCGTCTTCGGCGGTGAGGAAAATGTGTCCATCTCCCAGCCACAAAATCTCCATAGCACACCCTTTCCAGAGCATTACTGAACTTGGATAGGAGTCTCTTATAAAGTAACGCTCACCAACCTTCGGCGCAACCGTCTCAGGCACAACAAGCTCCACGCCGTCGATGATGACTGTGCGCTTTTTGGCGGGTTTCCAGCGGTATTCTCCGAAAGAGAAGCATGGGGTTCTATCGTCACCCACCCACCTCAAGTAAACATGCTTTTGCCAATTCTCGCGCGGATCAACACCCTTTTTGCCGCCTTTCGCCCACTCATGCATGGCGCGGTAAAACTCAATCTCAAATTCTGCTGCTGTATAGGTTTTCATTTCAATTACTCCTTTTAATGCCTCTACTGTAACACGGTCTAAGGCTTATCCGATAGGTGTTTACCCTTATTTTCCTGATAAATCAGCTTTGCCTCTACGGTGTGCGCTACGCCGTCCAAATTCCAAACGCGGTTTGCGATTTTGTCCACGATGGCCTCGTCGTCTTTATGCTCGACGATTAGCACGATGATGCTTTTTTTCATTCTTGCTTCCATTCTGTTGCGGTTACTGGTGGAAGTTCCATCGTATGCTCTGGCTGAATTAGGTGGTCTGGAATGTCCACGGTAAATTTAAGGCGCTTTTGGCCATCGCACAGCACCCATGTTGGGTTTGCGATTGCGTTTGCATATTGGGCGGCAAACCCCGGATAAACATCCATGTAGAGTGTGATTTTCATTTGATTGTTAACCTATCTTTTCGCACGATGCGAGCGCCTTTAATCGCTTCGCCACGTTCGATTGCTTGCTTGATTTTTGTCTTGCTTGGCAGTGGCGGTTTAGGCTCGTTGCACAACTCTAGCGGCCACTCCACGCCTTCGTCTAGCTCTACGCTTTCGTCGCGGCCTAGTGCCAGCTTCGCGCAAAACGTACCGTCAGTTGCCTTTAGCTCAAACACGCCACTAGCAGCCATGTTTTCGCGGATGTAGTCACGCAGGCGCTGGGCTTTGCGCTCGTGTGCCTCTTGCATGGCTTTGATTCGTGCAATGGCTAGTTTGCACTGCATCGCATCGCTTTCAGTGTTCAGCATGTAGCTAACCACGTCACGGGCTTTGCTGCCCCATAGCGCCCGGAGTTCCTCGAACACTGGCAACGCTTCGCCCGTTTCCGGGTCGAAGGCATTGTCCAATGACTCACGCAACTCGGTAGAAAGTTGATAGAGTGAGGTCATGATTAGAAGGGCGCATCTTCCATGTCATCGAAGCCCGTGCCGTTTTTGCGCTGATGGGCTGCCCACTCGGGGCTTTTCTTGATGGCCTCTTGCAGCTTTTCATGGAAGGTGTTGAATACTTCCATATCGGGCGCGTCAAGGTCAAAAACGACATGCTCATGGACTGCTGCTGGCTTGGAGTTTTTCAGAGCGCCCGGCAATGGCGTAAGCCCTGCCACGTTGGTGTATGTCTTGCCGTTCGTTTCATTTGATGTGACGTTGACCATGCAATATGCGCCGATCAGCTTGGACACGTCAAACGCCTTAGCCTCTTCGTCCGTGAAGTCTTTGCCGCGCCATGCCGCCAAGTCTTTACGCAGCCCCGCCTTTTCGTGAAGGCTGACCGTATAGCTTTTGCTGATGGTCATAGGCATTTCCTTGCCGTCAACGTCAACGGTAAGCGGGTTGCCCTGTTCGTCCTCTCCGAACAACTCCCAAGCAATTTTGATCTTGTGCTGCATCTTTTCGCCATATTGACCACTTGACAACTGCGTGCCAAGGTCAACCAACGAATAGCAGCGCCCAATATATGCGCCGGGTGGTACGCGCTTGAAGTTGCCGCCGCCAGAATCTGTTGCTACAAAACCCATGATAAATACTCCTATAAATGCCAGCGTTAACAGGTGCTGGTAAACCTATTCAAAAAGGTGAAAATTTACCCGTCAGATCAAACTTGCGCTTCCACTTGAGGTTACGCCAAGCCGTGCGAAACTCACGAAAGCCGATTTTCAGTGCTTTGAAAAAGTCTTGAATCATTTTTTTGCCTTTGAATATGCAATAACTTGACGTTGCCGAAGGATGTGCTCAGACCCCATACGGGCGACTGCGCGAACATCCTTTCCGCTTGCGCGTTGCGACTCGATAAATTTCGATGTATTTTTACCGTTGTTGATGCCAACCTGATCTGCGGCCATGCTCAGGCCTGCCGTGCTGCGCCAGTCAAAAGCATTGTTTTGTGATTTGGGTGTTCCGTCTGGCCATTTCATGACAGTGCCGCTCCCACAATAAGCGCCATCAAAAGAATGGCGATGCTAAGCGCGATTGACAGGCGCGTGACGCTCTTGTCTGCCTCTTGTTCGGCCAACTCGCAAGCAAGCGGTGTTTCGCATGTCTTGCGGCCTTGGCTACAGTTTCCGGTGCAGTTCATTTTTGTTCCCTAATCAAATCTTCGACGTCTACCCATCTATTTCTTTCTTCTTCCGAAATTTCGCAATCATCAACGTTGCCCCGAAGGTCGCTCACGTCGCCCCGAAGGCCACTCACGTTGCCCCGAAGGCCACTCACGTCGCCCCACAGGTCGCTCACGTCGCCCCGAAGGCCACTCACGTTGCCCCGAAGGTCGCTCACGTTGCCCCACAGGTCGCTCAC